TTAAATTCAGCTGGAGTTACGTAACCTCTTTGCTCTTTGTTTAATATATACAAGACTGTTTGATATACTGTGTTTACGTTTACTGCCATATTAATTTTTTATTATACTAAAAAGGCGGCCGAAACCGCCTATGTATTAGTATCACTTGTTTTTATAGTTTTTTATCTATAGATTTATAGATCTCAACACCTTCATCTGTTTTCAAGAAAGCGGCAAATGCTGAGTAAGGGTTTTCATCAAAAGGTACATTCATTAATTTTCTACCGTTTGATCCCCAAGTAAATGTTCTTTGGTCGCCAGATAATCTAATTATACCAGCTTCTGCAGCTCTAATAGCTATATTTCTTAATTGAACATTATCATCATTGGCAAGATTTATGAACAAAGCTGGATTTTTTCTAGCAAATAAAAGTAAATCTCTTTTAAGTTCTTTAGAACTCATAGCATTTACTTTAGATCCAAGCTCAACTCTTAAAATAGCTTCCGCTTGATCTATATCCATATTTCTAGCCGCGTTTAAAGCATCAATTTGAAGATCTAAAACATCTAGTTCATCTTCTGCTTCAGCAACAGCACTAAATTCCTCGTATATTCTACCTTTTAATGGGTGATACAAAGAAAGTAGCTTTTGTAGGTTTTGTTTTTCTTTTGGAACTTTTAAGTCACCACCTTTAAACATGATATGACCTAAAGTCGCTTCACCTTTTTGTTCATCTACAAGTGGTGAATCTTGATTTGTAGCATATCTAATTTCTCTTTGCTTACCTGTTTTTTGATCAAAATATAGTAAAGAGTGTTTTTTAGTATGCCTACTAGGTATTGTTAATGTTAAAGGGTTTTTATTACCTTTTAAGTAATAAACTCTATCTTTAATTTCCCAACTTGGTTTAGTTGGTTTTACTTCTTTTTTTACTTGTACTTCTTGTACAATAGTTTCTTGAGGTGCAACCTCAACAGTTTCTACTGCTTTAGCTTTTTTAGCCATAATATAATAAAATTAAATAGTTTGTAAAAGTAATAATTACCCCCGTCAATATAACGAGGGTAAGAATTACATTAATGTTGAATCATTATTAGATTCCTTTGAATAATACAAAGTTGTTAGCAGCTTGTGTTACTAAACATCTTTCAGATAGGAAGTTTACTTCCATAGCATCTAAAGTAGATGTAAAAGCTCCACCAGCAGAACCAGTCAACCAAGATTTCATACGACGATCATCACCTTGAGAAGCTCTGTATCGTACGTGTAAGAAAGGTCTACGGATGTTAGTTCCTAGTACTTGATCGTAAACAGTTGAAGTTCCAGCAGGTACTAATACACCTTCAATAGAATTCACACCGTCGATAGCTCCACGAGTGGAAGCATCGTTCAAGTATTTCCAGTCTGTTTTATAGAAATCATAAGAACCTCTACGGAAACCGCTGAACCCTAAGTTCAATGCCATTTCTTCTGAGTTTTCAAATAATCCAAAAGCAGTACCACCAGCAGATCCTCCAGAGATTGCAGCTAACATGTCGTCAAAATCCAAAGCAGTTTGTCTTTGTAAGAATAACATGTTTTCTTCAATAGCTCCTTGAGTATCTAAGTTTTTCAAGATATCATCGAAAGCATCTAATCCAGCAGCAGCAGTAAATCCAACGTTTACATTACCACGTCCTTCAATAGCAGCGAATAAACCTTCAGTACCTTTTCCTGTTGTAATAGCGGAAGCAGCACCTACTTTTTCACCTTCAATCATAGCCATTTCTAGGTAATCTTCAAAACGTAGTCTTGTTTCAGACTCAGCTTTTAAGTACCATAAATAACCAGAAGCACCATCTTCAGTAGCAACTTCAACCCATCCAATTTGTGCCATATCAGAACCAGATACTACGTATTGGCTTTTGATGATGATTGGTGAGTTAGAATGTTGTGTAAACTGAGGATCAACACTTACATACTGAGTTCCAGTATTAGCGCCTACAGCTCCAGCTGAAATTGATCCACCTTTTTGGTATTCAGAACCGTAAACAAATACTTTTAATCCTGTAGCTGTAAAAGCAGCAAGATTAGCAACAGTATAAGGTTGTACAGTAAGAACACCAGTTGTAGTGTTAGAATCAGTTACCAAACATTTTTCTTCAAGACCAGTGGCTGGATCTAAAACAACGATAGTAGCTCTAGGAGATACAACGTTGAATACATCAGCAGCAGCGCCAGGATTGATGTTAATTGTAAGGTTACTTGGAAGACTACATCCATCATAAGAGATGTGTAATCTATTTTGCTCAGACCAAATTACTTGATCAGATGACATTGGCATTTCAGCGCCAACCATTCGTAAGAATCCAGATAACGTTCTGTTTCCATAGCGCTCTACTTCTTGCTCATAAATCTCTGGTAAATACTGCTGTGCAAAAGTATCTGTATCGCCAGCTGCAGCACCGTCGTTAAATTTCAAGTAGTTAGAGTTCAAAAGCTCTTGCTTTTGACTTGGCACAATAGTGCCAAATTGAGGAGTTAAACTCATAATATTAAGTTTTTATTAGTTAAATTTTCTTGTTTTTATTTTTAGCTTTGTAGAATCAGCGCCTGAAATAGCTTTAACTTTAAAACCGCCAATAAACACATCACCTTGAGTTGATCTAGCTTTAGTATCACTCAAGTTTTTTGATTTGTTTACAACTTCTTTTACAGCGTCTGCTTTCCCTTGCTCATAGAAATGAGCGGCAATCTTATCTACGTTTTCAGCAGCATAAATAGCCTTGTGATAACCATTAACATCTTCAACATTACCATTTTCGTCTAGGAACTTCCCAACGAGGTTTGTTATATTAGACTGGCTCTCTGCAACTTTATCTACGTTTTGAATATTGTACTTATATTTCTTTTCACCAACATTGATATCAAAACCTTTGAAATCATTACTGAAAAGCTTTTTTGTACGATCTTTAAACATTTGATGCTGTTGCTCAGCTTGTTCTTGCTCCTTGTTATATCTATTGAAAAAATCCATAGCTTTTTGTTGTTCCTGAGTAACGCCCGGTCTCAACTTGATCTCGTCGTAATATTTACTCTTGGTTTCTTCCAAAAAGTTTTTGGCTTTCGCAACTTCTTCTTTAAACGCAAGTTTCTTTTTGCGTATATCCTTTTCTTCATCTAAATCTTCATCATAGTCAAAATCTTCTAACAAAAGATCAAGATCTTCAGAATCTAAATAAGGCTTATTTTTTTTGTAATACTCTTTAATAAGAGTTTTATCGTCTACATTGCTATAATCAGCATTTAGACGAGTATAATCTTCTATTGTCCCACCTGTTTCTTCCATAAAAGAAACTAGCTTTTCAATATTCTCTGGCAATGGTTTACCTAATACTTTTTCATCTCTTATAGCTTCTTTAACTTCTGCTTCAACTTGTTTAACTTCAGCTTCTGTTACTTCTTGGATTGGAGAAAACTCTTCAGTTTCTTCTACATTTGTGCTATTTTCGGATGTTTCTTCCACAGATACCTCCTTTGTTTCTCCGACTTGAATGGCATCTTGTTCTTCTTTTTTTATTACTACTTTTTTAACCTCTGGTTCTAGTTCAATCAAAGGTTCTTTAGGATTAACATTTACTTTAGTTACGTTATCCTCTGTTTTGTTTAATTTTTTAGGTGTTTTCTTTTTTGTTTTTAATTTAAACTCACCTTCCTGCTTAACAGGTTCATTTGTTTTTACTTCTGACATAATATAATATAATTAAATAATTAAATAACGTTTTACATAAACGCGTTCATACCAGCGTCTGGCTGATTTTCAAAGTCTATTGGTAAGCCATCGTTATTTCTTTGGCTTATCATTTCACTTTGTTGCGTACCTTCCATTTTTATACGCTTGTCTTTTCTATCTTCTTTTTGTTGTTCTTTTTGAGCTTGACCTTGAACTTCAAGTTGCTTTAACTGCATATCAAACTCATGCTGCATTTGCATCTTTTGTTGATCAAGCTGAGCTTGAATTTGCATTTTTTGAATCTCCATTTGAGTTCTAGCTTGCTCATATTGAACTTTAGAACCGCTAATAGCCTCTTGCTTTTGAACTTCGTTCATTGCAATTTTCTCATTAGCATCTGCTTGAGACTCGGCTTGAGCTCTAATATTAGCTTGATTATTCTCTTGGTCTTTCTTAGCTTTAGCCTTACGCTTAACCTTTAATAATTGATTAGCTAATTTAAGATTTTTAATTTGTCTTAAATCTATAGCATCTTCAAGATCAATACCTCCTTGCTGCAGTGCAACTTGTATATTAGCTTCTAACTGAGCTTTTTCTTCGTCGTCTGGTTCTAACTCTAAGAAAATACCAAAGTCATGAAGATTTAAATTAACAACTTCTTTCAATGTGTTAACATTGTAATTACTAATAGAGTTAGTAAGCGACTCAGCTGTTAATGGAAACTCTAGTGCATCTGCTATTTTAAGAGCTATGTTTTCTGCAACTCTAAGAGTTAAATAAGATGATGACTGCTTGATATGTCTAGTAGCAACATTAGATGCGTTAGCGGCCATTTTTTGTAAACCTACTAAAGTGCTTTTGTCTGGCGTACTACCATCTCTAGCTTCGTTAAGCCCCGTTACATCGCGTATCATTTGCAAGTAATACTGATATGTATTTATAAGACTTTGTATCTTGCCTTGACCAGAGCTAGAGTTTAATTCTTGAATAGGTACTTTACCTCTGTTTAATTCACCATCTTGCGTTAGGCTTCTACCTACAATAGAACCAGTTTGAAAATACATATTCAATGCTTCAGCTGGGTTGTAGTTAGTACCATTGCCAAGATCTA